AAGGTCTGTTTCTTAAAGATATGGTAAACCCTGGAGTTAAATCAGATGATCCTTCCCATGTTTTTAAATATGAATCTGATGTTAATTGGTCTGATTTTGGAGAATGATATAGGTTTCTATATCCTCTTTCTATTATAGTGTCTATTGTAGCCCACCCAATTGAATTGTTTTCAACTACAAGTAGAGCATTGTTATATTCTGTAGCTATAGCAACTAATAGGTATCCAAATTCTTTTGTTGGTAGTTGTCCTTTAAATTCTGCTACTTGTGTATTTGTAGCTATGTCTAATACATGGAATGTTGAACTATCTGCTCCATCTCCTCTAGCAACATCAGCTATTACCATATATTCTTTACTATAGTCAACTGGTTCCCATATCCAGAGGTTTTGGTCTAATCCCCTCCTTTCTAGTGGTTCTTGAATTGTATTTTGAAAGATATGGTCTAGCCAGTCATTATGAAAAACAACATCTCCAGATGTATTAAAATCACAATCACATTCTTGGGTGGCAGCTTTGAGGCCTAAATCTTTATCTTGTTGATCTCTCCATTTTTGGTCTCTTTCAGGATGTACAAACCAAGGTAATTTTATAGGTAAAAAACTATTTTCGCTGTTTTCAGCGTTAACCCATGTTTGATGGAACCAGTTACCTGTGCCGTAAGGGGTAGATAATACTATAGCTCCTCCTCCGGTTGCTAATGTTTGTTGTGCAGAGGCCCAGGTTTCGGCAATATTATCAATAAATGCAGCTTCATCAATTAATAACAAAGATACGGCTTCAGATCGCGCAGCGTCACTATTTGATGATTTTGCTTTGATTTGAGAACCATTTGAAAATTTTAAGGCTAGTTTGTTATTTTCTTCGGATGGTACTTTAAGCCAGGAAGGTAAGTTATCATACATAAACTTAACCTTGGTAACCATGTTTTTAGCTGTTTCTTGAGTTGTGGCTAAACACAACACGTTTTTGTCTTTATGAAACGTCATTAACCATAAAGAATACCCTGCAGCTAATGTTGATATACCTAACTGTCTAGATTTAAGTACAATTGAGTATGGATTATCTTTCCAAACATTTAAAACTTTACCTTGGAATGGATATAAATTAAATAATATTCTACCTCTTTGTGGGTGTTGAATATGGCAATATTTTTGCATAAAATGTGCTGGGTCTTGAGCACATTGCAAATATTCTTGCCTTATAATTTGTTTTAAATCTTGTTCCATATTATTTCAATATTAGAAGATACGCAGAAGTTGCTGCACTTCCAAAGAATCCTATTTTTAATAGGAAATTTCTTGTTTTATGTCCTCTAATTTCTTTTTGGAGCTTTTCAGATAACTCTTTACAAAGACGAAGTTGTTCCTCTTTTTGAGAAATTATATATTTGTTAGTGGAATCTTTTTGTTTTAGAATTGTGATAGCTGTATCTTTTTGAGCTTCTCTTTCTTCTAGTTTTTGAATTTTAATATTGGTTTGTTGCATTGCCATTTTGCAACCATCACCTTCAATTAAATCTTTAATGATTAATCTTGCTGTTTTAGCAGGTAAAACTACTTTACTTGTATCGGTTTGAGAAAAACTGTTCAAGTTCAACATGAGAAAACTTATCAACACTATTAATTTTTTCATTAGTTTGATTTTTAATTATTGTTATATTTTTTTCTACTTTATTTATTTCATTATTGATAACTGAAATAGTAGTATCTATTTTGGATAATTTTATGTCTGCCTTTTTATTTACTTCAGTAGCTGAATCAACAGTGTGTTGGATTGAATCAATCTTTTGATTGTACAATCCAACATCTGTTTTTATATTATTTGTAGTAAATATTACATAACCTAGTAATAATATTATTAAAATAAATAAAATATTATCTTTTATTATGTTTTTGAGCATATTATGTTAATTCATCAGGAATTAGATCCGATCCGGTATCTCCCCCTCCAATTATTCCTGCTACTAAATCATCTAAATTTTCACCAGCTTTTTTAAATAATTTTTTAATACCTTCATCACCATATGCTTTTTTCAAAAGAGTCAAATCATCTGGTTTAGCTTCTCTATTTTTAATTCTATTTACTTTTGCAGTAATTCCTTTTAAAGCAATATTAAATTTATCTTTTTCTTCAGCAGATAACTTAGATGGTTTTTTTACTTTAGGGATATCAATTCCTAATTCTTTTTCTGCTTTTGCTATATCTTTATCTGATGGTTCACCTGACATGTCAACCATTGTTGTAGTCTTCTTATATGTCGGGAAAGTTGGTTTTTGAGCAGGAGCTTTTGCTCTTTCTTTTTCGGCTCTTTTAACATCTTTTTCAGCTCTTTTTTCTTCTTTAGCTTTTTCTTCTTCTGATCTTTTAGCCACTACATTTGGATCTGCTTTTCTACCACGTTGACCTAATTCTCTTTCGCCTTTTAATAATGCGATATATTTGTTCAATTGATTATCGTATAGTTCATCTCCGGCTAAAGCTGTTTTTACGGCTGCGTCAGCTTTAATAGCTTTTTTAAGAGCTAAGCCTTCTAAACCTGAATTTGAGTTAACTACACTTTTAATAGCTGAGGCAAGATCACCTGCTATTTTAGCCATTTCATTAACTTGACTTTCATCAACTTTATTTATACCTAAAGAAGATTCTAGTTCTTTTTTAAGTTGAGCAATCTTATTAAGTTTATTCATTAACGATTGTTCTTGAGCTTCTAACTCAGCCATTTTTCTAGTTAATGTGTTTCCAAAATCTACTTTTCTACCTCTTTGACCTAATTCTCTTTCGCCTTTAGACAATGATATAAATCTACTTAATTGGTTATCAAAAAGTGATTCTCCATCTAATGCAGCTACTACATCTGGATCAGATTTAATTGCTTTTTTCAAATCTATTCCAGTTAATTCAGGATTGTTTTCTATAACTGCTTTAATGGCATTTGCTAAATCACCAGCAATTTTAGCCATTTCAGTTAAATTGTCTTCAGCTATACTTACAGGTTTACCTGTTTCTCTAGATTTTTCTACTGCTACTTTAAGAGTACTAGAATCTACTCCTGGTACATCTTGCATTTTTGTGTCTTTATTGACAACAGTCAATTCATCTATTATCATCTCTTTAATAGATTTTTTTAAATCAGATATTCTCATTTTTTCTTGTTTATTTATACATATTATAAAGAAAGTACCTCTTTAATAGTTTGTATACGTTCTTCAGTTGTTCCTGAGATTCTATACATATTTTTTATTTTAGAGTGATGTTTTATTAAGATAGTCTGAATTGTTTTGTCAATTAACTCACGATATTCTGTATCTGTAGTTCTAACACCATTATCTTCTATTTCTACACCTTCAGGAGATATATAAAATATATAATCATATTCTTTTAATAAATTTGATGCTAATTCATTATATGATTTTTTTTCTAAAAACCCCATAGATTTAGAACAAGTTGTAAATGCCATTACATCTACTATGGTTCGATCAGTTATTATATTTTCTTTAAATAACTCTGAGCAACGTTCTGCTAAGAATATTGTTTGTCCTTTTAATGTACTATCAGTATTTAAAGGAATACCTAAATCTCTAAGATATTTGCTACGTTCAGTAGCAAAATGATAATCTTTAAATTCAGGTAATTCTTTTAAAGCATTTACCAATGTAGTTTTACCTACAGACATTGTTCCACAAAATCCTATTTTCATATTTTTTTAATTTCTAGCTCTAGCCATTGATGTTTTATAAAATGGAATACCATCCCAATCTCTCTTAGCTTCACCCCATGCATCTTCTGTGTATTGTATTCCATAAATGTAATACTCTCTTTGTTTATAATCGCCTTCAGGTATTAGAGCAGGTCCTTCCCAACTATGTAATTTTCCTCCCCATACGTGTCTAATAGTTCCATCTGCACTTTTATATTTTTTTGATGGTTGAATTTGTGATGTTTTTTCGATTGTCATAACTTTAATTTTTTTTGTTTTTAATATACGAATAATTTATTTAGATTCCAAAATATCTTCAGCAACATATATTGCTTGAGCACCTGATACTGTTATACCTCTTGCACTTAAAGCATCACCTACAAAGTGAACATTTGGGTAATTTACCAATGCTAAATTTTTATAATCTACTTTTACCTCAGGTGATAGATATTTTACTTCAGGAATATACATTCCCCAATCGTCTCCTAATGTTGGAAATACTTTTTTCATATCCATGATAAAATCCATAACATATTTAAAGTAACCTTCCATAGCAGGTTCAACAACATGAGTTAAAGTATCTAAACTAATTTGAGTTGATGTTACACCATTACCTTCAGATGTAGTTGAAGGAGTACGAGATGGACTATAGTATAAAC